GTTTGCTGAAGACACATTCCATGACATTTTGGTTTTTGGGGTTGGTCAGCGTCCATTATTTGGTAGTTTTTTGTTATTTCTATTTAATAATAAAATAGAAATCAGTTTTAACTGTTGGTTTATTGGAACGTCGTTTAATTCTCGAAGATAGTATTTCCTTCATTTGTTGTGTTCTTTCTCATGAAAAATTGATGCCAATATGTAGTATGCTCTTCTACTCCATCATAATCTGGAGTACCATATGGATCATCTGCTGACCATTCTTTTGGAGGAAATCTTAATTTACTGATATCAGATAATGGAAGTCCTGTCAATAAATATTTATTAATTTCTGATTCCTTCGTTTGAAACCACAAATGCATAAATGCACCGCCAGCTCTCCCAAATGCTATATCTGTTAGTCTTTTTACGGGATCATAAGATATTGTTCTTAGGCCTTCGTTGAATTCTTCAAGTCCTTCTAGGCGAGCAAATTGTAATAATTCGAAATCGTCATCATCATTTAAATCTTTAGGTACTTCCAAAACATCCAAAATCTTAATTTTTGATTTGTTACCGAAAATCATTAAGTCTCTGAGACTTAATAGTATAAACATAGATCCTTCTTCTATGGGTATACATTTTTCTAAATTACCTTCATGACTGAAATTAACATCTTTCAATAATGTAGCCAAACCTAAATCAAATAATACTGGATCGTTGTGGTATAAATTATCTAATAATTCAGTTCTCTCATTATCTGGCATATCTATATTGTGAACGACTTTTTGTATATCTATCCTTGCTTTCAATTTTGATATTTTTGCGGCTTTAGCCTTGACAGGTATCGTTTGTTCCCAGCTTTCGCCTCTACATTCCCATGATTTATTTCTAAAAAGTCCATATCTTCTGCTCAATACAAGAGCTATATTAAAATAAGCAGAAATGCCATCATAGTAACATCTGATATAAAACAATTTTCTGGATTCTATGGAAACATTACACATATTTCCCTCCTCATAACTATCAGCTACCATTGCATCTCCAGAATCATATGCTAAAATTATTTCCATATGTTCAGTATTAAATTGTCGACTATAGTTTGTAAAGATATCAGAGGATATTCTAATGGATTTATCTAACATAGATATTAGTAATGTTTCTATATTAGGAAGAGACGGAGATAAATTATTATTTATCGTCAAATAACTATATTCTCGCACCATTCTTATAGCTAAACCCATTAAAGTATTATTATTTATGAGGTTGTTCATCGTTTTGCATGTTAGACCCAGGGATAACAAGTCTACATGGGATAAATAAGACGTAATGTGTTTTGGGAAAAGATCTTTGGTTATAAGAATAAATCGGTCAGTCGAGTGTACATCAAAAATATACGAGAGTGTAGTTTTTACTTTTTCGCCCATATTCTCCGATCCATAAGTTCGATCATTTGTCATAGCCTTTCGTGATGCTTCGCATAATACAGAATCTAGCCATCTTTTCTGTGCTTCGTATTCTCGCGTATACCTAAATTCTTCACTTTTTGTCAAATTTGCCATATTAGAAAAGTCGTATTGCGATCCTCTATCTCTAAAATATTTCATGCAATATATTGGATCACCGCGTTCGTCATAATGGCTATCGCATACATTTTCAGTATGTTCATCTAATTCTGTGAAATGTGCCATTCCAAAAGCTAATGGTCTAATAAATTTATCTTGATAACTCGCTCTCGAATAATCTTTTTCGAGCAAACGTCTAAGTTCAGAATCAAATTTCTCTGTTAATTTGAAACCTCCATTCGAAAATTCTAATAGTATGGTAGTACTATCTTGTTTTCTACTCGTCATTTCTCCACCCTAAAAGAAATACGATTTCACGGAGACGTCAATTTTTTAACTACACATTAGTTAAAAAATCATAAATCGGTTTTGGTTATAAAATTTTTATACGGGTTTATTTCAAATTTAGGAAACTAAAATTTATGTTCGGATCTAAGATGTAATGCGTAGGTTGAATAGGTACGTTTTGATATATTGTCATTGGTGCTACTGCAGATGTTGTTTGAGGCTTATGAGGCATGTCAGGTTGGAATGAATTGTTTTGAATTTGAAGATGGTGTAATTTTTCTTGGGAAGTTATAGTCTCGACAGGATGATTTTGTTGGAGTGGCATTTGATTTGGGACTGATAAATGTCTAACTGGAGCTTGATAAATCGTCTGTTCTACAGGCATAATGTTATTTATTGATTTCGCTAAGAGGTGAGATTGCGTTAAAATATAACGTTTAGCTTCATCCATGTCTGACGCTTTAAATTTTTCTAACTTGAATGGTCCTCCCTTCTTAGAATTCAATCCTAGCAATCTTATAACGTGTAACATATCTTCCTTTTTCTTGATGCCTAAAACAAATTCAGCAGTTATCATATCACGAGTTATGATGTTGTCTTTGGTTGTTGTTTTTGTCGTGTCGACGATATTCAACATAGCGTCGTTTCCATATTTTTGTATGTATATTTCGTTTGCCTTCAACGCAGCTTCTTCTTCTGAATTATAACTACCATAATAATCGTCTCCTACCCTTACTTCGAATTTACCTTTAATAAATACTACTCCTTTGTATTTAACAAAACCTTCAGTATATTTCTTTCTATTGTGCATAGACAGCGAGTCGTTAACTGGTCTCAGATTAAACAATCTTGCATCTAGCTTTACACCATTTATATGATCTATCTTAGCATCTTGTGGTATAAGTCCAATAAATTTTTCATATATGTATCTGTGCAGCGATATATGTTTGTTGTTTATGTTTCCATCAGGATATCCATGAGGACTTAGGCTCCATTTATATTGGGATACATCATGCCAAACACAATCATCAACAGCGCATAGATATATTTCATTTTTACATGTAACCGGAATAACAGCTATTCCTTCCTGATTCTTAACCATACGAGGCTTATTAGCTACTTTTTCTTGTCGTTCTTGCTCATCTAGTATTGGTAACATTCTATCTTTAACCGCAATTGCTTCTTCTAAGGTGTTACAATGTATATCAACTGTTTTGGTTCCTTTACGTCCCTTACGGAATCTGAATTTTCCAGTGGCCGCGATAATAGAAATATATTTAGGGAGCTCCCTTTCCATCGATACATACATATGTTCTTCTGGTATGCCGTTTGCAATTATCCATCGTTTTTGATCTTCGGTTAAGAACCCATTTGTTCTAGCGTTTTCTCTCTGATGATATACTGCATATACATCATATCTGAAAGCCGCTTCTTCTTCATTATTGAATCTTCCCAGATATAATGTATCATCACATACTGACATACTAGCTGTCCATTTTTCAGATTTTCCTATGTCTGCAGCAGCTTTAGATACTCCAATGTATTTAGACGTGCTATTTTCTTTCTTAGGTTTATTTTGAGCATTCTGTCTATGCGTAGCAAATCTTAAATTTGATCTTCTATTATCTAAACTATCTCCATTTAAATGATCTATAACATAACCAACAGGCGCTTTTCCCATTATAGTAGTATGCATAGTATGTTGATTACTACCTGTTGCATAAAATTTACCACTTTTCGTCTTCTTTATGCTGAATGAATACTGACATATCAGATACCAATCTTTTTCTTCGATAATAGTATAACCGACAAGCTGCTTGTATAAATTTATGAGGGGAATTTGAATTATGCCACTTTGCTGGTCAAAGTAGGGCGGGTAAATGGAGTAGATTTGATGCTGAACGTCCATTTGTGTTTTCCCACTGATATCCGAAAGAAATCGATTTTGGTCAAGAAAAGGCAGGATTTTTGATAAAATGGTCGGACGAAATTTGAAAATCGGTTTTGGTTCCGAAAAAGCGGGATTTTCTTATGTCAAAATAATAGCATGAATCGCTCAAAAAATAAATGTTTATTAATGGGATTTATTTGCAAAATTAATATCTCACATAAAATTTACTTGAATTTTAGTAATTAATACCTGTTTAGGTATTAATTCTTTTTTCTTACTGGCTATCTTTTCTTTTTCTGTTCATTTCTTTCTTTTGGCTGATTTTTAGCGCGTTAGAGGTCCCTCTGATGATCAAGTACCCAACGCAGGAAAGCCTGCGGAATTACTCGCAAACCTCAATCTGTTGCCAGAGATGGCGCGGATGACCATGGAATACGTGTTGTTCTCACCAGACTGCTCGGCCGCAACCATGGACATGCTCGTGACGAGGTTGCTGAAGTCAGACGAACCAGTCATGTCGAGATCATTGATGTGCTGGTTGTAGAAGATGCCGTGGTATCCAGCCTCCGTGATGGAGCGAGCGCCGTGTTGCCAGGTCTCCATGTCGAAGAAGTGTCCTGGAATGTTGGCGAAACGGTCCTGGTTCTCGTACGTGAGGGTAGCAGCCGCAAGAGGATCGTTGGGCGTGGTGCCAGTCAAAGCCGTGTCGGAGTAGTTCGACAGGTTGTTGTACGTGCTGGCAGTGTTGTTCTGGAAGCCAAAGAACAACGTCTTCACGGGGTTGGTGAAGTGGAACTCGGAGCGCTGCTCGCCGACAGCTCCCTTGGTGCCGTTGTACTTCTGGAACTGCTCGATGGTGACATCGATGGTCTCATCCTGATGGGCAGCGCGCTCATCGTCCGTCACGAGGACGTACTTGGTCCACTGGTTGACGTTGGTCAACTCGAAGGGCTTGCCGTTGGCCACGGTCAAGATGTTGGCGAAGTTGACGCTTCCAGCAGTCTGGTCGACCCAGTTCGGGGGATCGTTAACAACATCGGCGGCGGTGTTCTTCTGCACGCGGATGAGGTTGGCCAGGTTGGTCTCCATGACGAACGACTGCTTGACATCGTTCAACGACGCGCAGCACAAAGGCAGAGCGTAGCTCGAGTCACGAGCGTAGTAGAACGGAAGAGGCAGCTTGATGACAGTGGCTGGCAAATACGAGCTGAACTGCTGCAGAGCAGTCGTGTTGCCGATGAACTTCTGGTACAGCGCCCACTTGTCTCCAGTCACGCGGTACTGCGACAAGAAATCGAGCATGACGTTGTCGTACGTCTGGACGGCCAGATCGTTGAACATGAGAGCTCCCTGCTTCCAGATGTTGTGGGCCAGATTCCAGGTGAAGGCCATGCGCCATGTGAGCTGGCCGTTGTTCGCCGTGTTGATGGTCAGGGCGGGCGTCTCCGTCGAGACCCAGGACATCAGGGCGAAGTCTCCGGTCTTGGAGAACTTGAAGACGGGCTCGGCCACGGTACCCGAGTTGGCGTCAGGCGCGAACAGCTGAGTGTACCACGAGAACTTCTTGATCTGACGAGAGAAGAGGGTGGCCACGGAATCGCCCCCGTACCAGAGCTCATCGATCAAATCATATGAGGAAATATCCACGTAACCAACAGTGATGGTTGCAGTAGGCTTGGTCGACATTTTTCAGGAGAAATTGAAATTCAGATTCTACAAAAATTTAGATTTCGAGATGGCGGAGATCCGAATGGATTAGTTTTTATTTTTGTCGAAAATTAGCTGTGATTTTTTCAGACGTTGGCTTGAAAAATTGCGATTTGCAGGATATGTGGTGGCGGTTGGATTTCCATATTTTTTCTGTTCATTTCGAAAATATGCCCAACGTAAATTAGCCGATTTTTTGCATCGATACCGAAAAAATATTCGAAGCGGAATTTATTGCCAGATTTTCTGACCGATTTTGCGAAATTTAGTGAAATATTTATATTGGAAACAAAAAATGGTATTATAAGATAGTATGTATAAGTATATTTTATTTACTCAATGTTTATATGTATTATTATGATTGGTGAAAATAATTTGAAGGCGTTATAATTTAGTGATGATTGGCTTGTACATTTTTGTTCCTAAAACTGGTCTCAGGCACTTTTTTGAAAATAAATACTAGAGTTGAATTTACATATATTTTGAATTATAATATGAATTTTTCGCATTATAACAAACCATAAATAATATTTAATTTATATCTCAGTAGTAAATATATAAATCGAGCGAAAATAATGTATTTGTATGATATTTATTTTCGTTGGCTTGTACAATTTTGTTCCTAAAACTGGTCTTAGGTATTTTCCTGAAAATAAATACTAGAGTTGAATTTACATATATTTTGAATTATAATATGAATTTTTCGCATTATAACAAACCCTAAATAATATTTAATTTATAACCCAGTAGTAAATAATATGATGCGGAACAGAAATTTAGAGTTTTCATATATTTATATTAAATTATGTATGTTTGTATTTGTATATTTTTATTGCAAAAATAAAAGTTAGGCTAATTTTGACAGGTAAAAAGTGTAAATTAATGTGTTAATAATTAAGCGAATAATATGAATTTCTCGCATAAAAATAAATCCTCGTGTAGATTTAACATACAAATTATGTTAAATGGATCATTATTTTTATGTTATTTGCGCGTGATTTATATCTTTTGATTCTTCACCTTCTATTTTTATGTTATGGATTGATGTTTCAATTAAACATGGGTAACATTTCTGTAACATCCAACACACCCCCATGATAAATCTTTTTTATTTTGTATGCCACCCCGATGCATCGCCTATGTTATGGATTGATGTTTCAATTAAACATAGGTAACATTTCTGTAACATCCAAACATTGAAAATCTTTTGATTCCTCACCTTTTATCAACTTCTCATGTTGTTCAAGTCCAACGGAAGACTTTACTATGTAACCTAAATCTTTCAAAATTCGGCTTATATTTTCCGAATGAGCTCCACCAGCATATAATATAATATTATTTGCAGCATAATTACCAAAATTTCTCAACATTCTACTTATCATATAAGCATCGGTAAATAATGCAGTGAACTTAAGTATCGCTTCTGAAATTTTAGTATCGACATAGACTTGATTAGGTCTTTCAGTTAACTGAACTAATTTGTCAAAAGACCATCTCGTCTTATTTTTGATCTCCATTAATAGAGCAGCTCTATCAGTTTCATTTGCGATATTATTTATTTGTTTGATAATTTTAGATTCTTTTAGTGTCAAATCTAAATCGAACCTAGAATTCTGAGTTCTGAGCATACCTAATAATTTTTGATTCAGATCCAAAATATTAATACCGAGATCATTATAATAACTAGGTGGATATTTGCGTGATTCTTCGATTAAACCGCCTATTTGAAAATAATTTATAAGTGATTCATCCAATCTTACGTCAGTCCAATGTACTCTGGTGTTATTATATAGACATTTCGATCTGTCTTTGGAATAACAATCCTTTAATAAAAATCTTAATCCGTATAGATGAGATTTTTCTTCCGATTGAGTACTAACGTCTTTAATGCTCGCTTCTACCATAAAATCTATAATATAATTTCTGGGTTCTTTAAGTAGACTATCGACAAATGCAACTATACTTGTAGATTTAGGAGTACAACTAGGTTTACCATGATAATCATAAAATATGTAGATTATCCTATTGTTGGATTGCGATACTAATTTTTCTAAAGCATATGGACCAGCCAGAACTGTTTTTAGAATGACATAATTTTTCAAATCGTTTAGTTGATTATCTAAATGCATAACAGCATCTGCTATTAGTATAGTTAAATCACCGATAATTATTTTATTGATTATTTTAGAAGATATTTTGTTCATTAATTCATTGTGAATTGGTTGTCCGCTGAATGCTGTATAGCAAATAATGTCATTAAAATTAGGAATATCAGTAGAAATGTGGTTAGCTAAAATATATGTGCCTGGTTTTGAGTTAGAAATTTGACTCACAGTTTTGTTTGTTGCTTGGCTTAGTCTATTTATAGCTGCATCAATAGGAGCTATTATAGTCTTGAGTCTTTTGTTATTATCTCCAGTATCGATATCATCATAAAATCGTTTAAGATAATTATATAGAAACAAAGATGCATTATTAGTTAGAAGGAATTGCTCTACTTCAAGCGATCTCCTTAATTCTGGCCTTCGCATGTGTTTATATTTATTTCTATGTCAGCCTCTGAGATTTTTTAGTTGCAAAAATAAATTTAACATAATTTATATGTTAAATTGATACTTATTTTTATATCTGCTAGATTTTCTATTTATTGAATAGCTAGTAGTTTTGGGCTATAACTACAGTATCCTTACGGCCACATGTTATAAATTGATACTTATTTTTATATCTGCTAGATTTTCTATTTATTGAATATCTAGTAGTTTTGGGGCTATAACTGCAGTATACTTATGGCCACATGCTACAAACATTACGTCATTCAACCTAGGAACTAAAGTGGGCGTATTAGTTCGTATTTCCATGAATACCCCACCAAGACCTAAACATCCAAATGGATTTTCACCGAAAGTATATAGTTTACCATCGGCTATTGCTGCACTATGTTGGCGACCACAGGCTACTTTAGTAACATTGTTCAGTCCAGGAACTAGAGTTGGTATTTCTATGTTTGATGTAAAATGGCCAAGACCTAGTTGTCCGCTTCTATTTAGACCAAAAGAATATAATTTAGCATTAGAAACAACTAAAGTATATCCATCGCCACATGCAACATAAGTCACATTATCTAACGATAACATAGTTGGAGTAGTTGTGTTACGACTGTTACCAAGACCTAATTGACCACTACTTCCATTCCCAAACATATATAATTTACCGTCGGCTATTGCTGCAGTATGTTTAGTTCCACATGCCACAAAAGTGACATTATTTAATTCTCTCACTAATCCAGGTCTTACTCTACCATGTTGTCTACCGGGAAATACAGGATCATCAAATCCTACTATTCCCAATTGTCCCCATTGATTATCTCCAAACATATACAATTGACCATTCGATATAGCTGCAGTATGACTACTACCACAAGCAACGAAAGTCACATTAAGCAAATCATCTATTATGGTGGGCTCACTGGTATTATAAATATTTCCATGACCTAACTGACCCTTTTCTCCATAGCCAAACGTATATAATCTACCATTTGCTACAACGGCAGTATGATGTTCTCCGCAAGCCACCATAGTAACCTTATTTAATGTAGGACCACGCATATTGAATTCAAAAGACTTAGGATCCAAATCATATAATGTAGGTATTGACACCCGATGTCTCAGAACACCTAGACCTAATTGTCCATATTGACCATCTCCTACGGTGTATAATTTACCAGCAGAAACAATTGCTGTATGTTCTTTTCCGCAAGCGACATGAGTAACATTATTCAAATTAGAAATCATAGTCGGAATAGGTCTGGGCTTATAGTCTTCTGAACCCAAGCCTAGTTGCCCATTATTATTATAACCAAATGTATATAATCTGCCGATGAGAGATTTGTAGATAGATTTGAATTGTCCTGCCAATCCTCCTAATTTTCTCATTTCTGTTTGGTCTGGATAGTCCTTTCTGAGCTTTTCGTTCCAAAAAGCATCACTACTACAAATAGCAACATTAAACATCTTACTCGTCTGGCATAGGTTATAAATATCTGATAATGTCAAACCTACAGCTATTTTTCTTAATACATCAATCGGTAGATTTTGATATTGAGACAATCTCCTTTGTGACATAGGCTTGACATCAAAAATAACATTTCCTGGGTTAGTTTGTAACTCATTTATAATTACGTAATTCTTCAAATCTGTCAATTGTGTTTCGACGAACATAACGGCATCGACGATTAATATATGTAAATCTCCTATTTCCATTCTGGTAAAATAATCTCCTATCTGAAGTCTTGTTATTATTTTCGGCGTTATTCTTGTAATTAAGTCGTGGTAAATAATTCTACCGTTAAATGCCGTATAAGAAATTACATTGTTACTAGCGGGGACACTAGCTGCTATATGATTAGCAAGAATATCAAGACCAAGATCTAAATTAGATATTTGTTCTATTGTCTTGTTTGTTGCTTGACTCAATCTGTTTAATGCAGCATCTATCGGGACTACGATAGCTTTGATACGGTTAGCTTCATCTTTGCTGTCTATATCGTCATAAAAATATTTCAGATAATT